CAACGTTCCAGCTGCCTGAACCTTGAAATCAAGCTTGCCGTCTTCTGACGTATCGGTTGCGTCAACAATTGACGATTCAATCGTTCCAAACAACACAAGCTCTGGTGTCGTTGCGTCGTTATTGCCCTGGAAATTGATGCTGCTTAAAACGTCAGCGTCTTGACCGGCAACAGCATCACCACGATGGTGATACAAAGTGATGTCAGCTGCGCTAACTGGAACGGCTTCCGCTGATTCAATAAAAAGACCAGTGTTGGTAACAGACTCAGTGATGTGGAGCGGGTGCTCAGGGTTAGCCTCGTTTACACCAACCTTGTTGCTTTTTAACGTAAGGCGTGCAGCAGACGCACCAGCTGACATCGACATCAACTGCAGAATGCCGTCTTCGCTGGCGTCAGTTGTGTCTGAAATTTGCGCTGTGATTTGCGCGTAGGCAATATATTCATTTTCAGCATTCTGGCCGCGAAACTCAAGGTTGCCTAAGTTGTCGCCTGCTGCAGGCGTTGCTGAATTGCGGTACAGCACAAGGTCTGGTGCGGTATCCAACCCATCATCAGTATTCTCAATAATGACTTGATCAGTCGTGTCTGTACTAAAAAGATGCAGCGGGGCAGCTGCCGTTCCAGTGCCTAATTGGAACCCAGTAGTAGTAAATTTGCCAATAAAACTTCTGTTTGCAGTAATTGCAACTTCATTGGCTGCTGAGCGGTAAAAACCTGAGGCACTACTATCTGTTAAAAAACTGATTGAAGGGTCAGTAACAGTGCCATCTGGCACCGCTTTGTGCAAAACACTAAAAGATAATCTTTTATTCTTATCAGCACTACTCGCTTCACTTGCGTCAACAACAACAAAATCGTCAAGCGCCGCTGGTGTAATCAGTGACGCCAGTTGAGAAATCTTTCTGTCAGCCATAATCAGCAAGCCATAAGGACACAAGGAACACAATAGCTGCCATCGCTATAAGTTTCTGACACGTAGGTGCTCGTCACTTTGGCAACCGTTTTACTGCGAACAATATCATCGCCTTGTGGCTTGGCCGTTCCATCACTTGCTGACATCAATAGATCACCACGGGCGACTGTCGTCCCTTGTGCAATGCGAATAACAAAGTCACCCGTCATCGCAATATACAAATCTTTTGTGTATGTTTCGTCGTCGTCATCCCAAGACTGAAACACACCAGCTGCATTAGGGTCTCCTTCAACTTCGCTGACTTTGCAACGGTTTAGCTGAGGGTTGCCTTCCGTACCCCATTCGCACATTTCGTCGATGTTGCTCAATACCGTGCCACGCAAAATTTCAGCGCGGGCAGCATTGCCTGGCAATTGTGACCAACGTGATAAGTGAGAACCAACTAAAGAAACAGTGGTTCCACTAATGACTATCGCGCCTTCAGTTGTCCCACTACCATAAAACGTAATAAGGTTTCCATCGTTGTTAGTACGGTTAAGCTCTACTGGAGGCCCTTCTTTCGCACATACTTGCAACCTGCCAAGCTCACTAACCATTAACCCTTGGTTTGCAGTGGCATTATTGTCTGTAACATCTTTTGGCTTTAAAGGGCTTTGCTCTGATGCAGCATTCCCAAGAAATAAACTTCTGTTTGGGGTACTGCCTGTAGCAACGTCGTAGCCAATCTTTAAGTAAGTATGGTCTTCGAGCGATAATGCAATTTCATTGTCGCTGAGATTTGTAGGTGCATAAAATCCAGAAGTTGTATTGGTGCCGAAATAAACGCTAGGTAAAGCTTGCGTGCCAGGCGTAACTTGAACTCTTGTAGAGCTTGACCCAATTAAAGCGCCGCTTGCAGAAGCCACAACATCTACCCAGCCATCATTAGCTGCGTTGCGGATTTTTAACTTGTTCTCTGAGGTGTCATACCAAAGTTGATGAGCGACGGTAGTGGCTGGAGCAGTCGCATTGCTGTTGGTGCTTTGAATAGCCGCCAAAACATTGTTCAGGTCTTGCCGCACGGCTTGGCCGCTGGCGTTTGCAATGTTGTAATCGTGCGTAGCCATAGCAGCGGTTTAGACCTGTTGCGTTCCGTATCCTATTGCAGTGTACTGAAATCTCCTACTAATCACAGAGCCGCCATTTTTAAACAGAATCGTAAATCCTGTTGAGGCTGGCTCTGACATCACGTAGTAGTCACCAGCATCAAAGTCAAACGCTGTAATTCCGACAGTTACCTTCGTATCGTTGTCGGAGTAAAACGCATTGTCGAAGACAACAGTTGCGCCAGATGGCTGCGAGCCAGACGTAATTGTCCCGCTGTTTTCAGTACGCCGTTCCATCTGCAGCCTTACCCCAAGCTCGTCTACAAGCGGTGTCTGGTCAACGTGATCTGCTGTTAGCTCAGCCTTGAACTGGAATGAACGGCCAACATACACGTTGTTTTCAAGAGGGATCCAATCCTCAAACACAAGATCTGAATTTTGCTGCAAGTCTGAGTAGCTGCCAGGATTTGTAGTCAACTGACCTCCCATCCCGGAATGGTCTGAGCAGTAGTAGTAAAGGATTGGAGCGCCAGCTGCCAGAGCAATCTGCGTGTAAGCGCCTGCAGTTCCTGGCGTTCCAACCGTTGTCACTCCTACTGTGTATGCAGAGCCACCGCCATGCGTTCCATCGCTTGTCGCGCTAATTCTTACGGGATGGCCAGAGTTGCTTGCGTCTGATTGATCAAAGATGTAGGTATTACCCTCTGTCAAAATTAACGTTTCATTGTCGGTACTAGAGCCATTAATTCGATACTTGTTGCTCCCACCAGAGCTGACAACTGTTACTGCCAAAGTAACAGTATCGCCCTCAAACTGAATCTTCGATCCATCTTCAAAAACAATGTCTGAATCCGTAGCGGTATTGTCTGACTTTCTAAAATAAACCTCAACGTTTGTATCGTCAGGGATTTCACCATCAAAGTCAGACCATGTGTCAATTAAAGCAGAACGATCATCAATAAGGTCACTTGTGTAAAGGCCACGGGCTGTCAGGATACGTTGCATCCGCACACTGAACTTTGCGCCAAGATCAATAATTTCGTGAAAGAAATAAGTACCTTTAGTGAATTGAGTACCAAAATGTGTGTCAATATTTGCTGTAAACGCATCTAGGTCCACAATGCTGTCAAAAGAAGCATCTCCCCCTAGGACTAAGCCGTCATATTGTTCGCTGTAGTTAACGTTGAATTTTTCTCCTGAGAATGGTGCAGGGGATGCGTCTTCCCGCACCACCTCATAGTTAAATCTCGGAATCCCGTCAGGGATGTTAATTAACGCGCTAGCTGCACTAAAACTGCGCTGCTTCTCTGCGTTTTCAAATTTAATTAGATATTCTCCATTCAACAATGGCAATACACACGAAGTTGTTCTTGCCTCAACTTTTCTCAGCAGAGTGCTGTTGGGCCATGAGCCCTGCCCTGTAAGCAATCCTGTATGCCTAATTACAGCAACAAAGTTTTCAACATTTTGGCCGCTAGCCGTTGGCGACCATCGCAAGATAACTTGATCAACGCCAAAAGCTTCAATGGTTACGTCTTCTGGGTCAGGCGGAAGAACAATTCTTGAGATGCCATCAGACCCGTCACTCGTTCCACCAACAGCAATTTCTCGCTGCTGTCTGCCAATATCAGATCTTTTTCTGTCTGGCTGAGGGCCTCTTGCTGTAACTTCTGCATATAATATTTCGCCAGGAAGTATGTTTGAATCTATATTTACAGAGGTGTTGGCGGTAAATATACTATTCCAGTTACCTGCGTCCCCCACTCTCCATCTAACTTCAAAATCTGCGACTGGTCCGGTAAGACCCCTGGTCCATGAAATAGTGGCACGGTTTGTTGTACTACTGCCAGTGTCAATTTGCTGAAATGTAATGCTTACATTGCTTGCTGGATCGGGTTGCCGACCGTAAATAAATGGCTTGGGCAGGTCTAAAGTTGCGCTATCGCCTTCAACGAATTTGTAAATGCCGTCAACGTGACGAACGCCAATAACGGAATAGACACCACCTTCTCCTTCCGCTACTGATAGACACCGATACTTTCTGATGACTGCTGAATCATTTGTGATCGAATACAGAGCATCATCAGGCGGCACTTGAGTGAAAGGAGAGACAAGCGTGACCCTATTGCCGCTGATTTGATCGCTAAAAATTGAACGAGTTTCAATCGTCCCATCCTTCATGACAACGCTTATCTTGTCATTTGCTCCAGATGGCATTACTGGAGGTTGGTCTAAGTCCACAAACTCTCTTCGCGCACCAACAATGCGGCCAGCCAACCGAGTTGATAGGCGCATTTCATCAGACACTTCAAATATCTGGCCTGGCAATACGTTTAATCCTTCAAGCCCAACTGAAAAGTTAACTGTGTCGTCATGCACTGTTTCTGAATACAAAACCCAACGCGCCATGCGTTGCGCTTGATACTTTGAAGTGCAACCAAAAGCCACAACACTTTTTTCTTGTACCCCATACTTTTCAATCGCAGCCTGATCTTCAATAATTAGAAAATTGGGTTTATAGAAGTTGTCAGGATCGTTATATCTTACGCGTACTCTAGTGCTTCTGGTTTTTAACGAAGAGCCGCTGTAGGAGAAACTTCCGTTGACAACATTAGAATTACTAAAAACATGGATAGCCGCTAATGGCTCTGCATTTTCTTCGCCAAGATTTCCGTGGTCAGCAGCAATTTGAACATTGTCCGCCTTCCAAAAAATCATTCCACGGAAAACGCTTGCCATGTCTTGCAAAACGTTATACGCCTCAGCCTGCGAACCAAGCACTGTGTTAATCGCAAATCTTGGCTGTCTTCCTTCAGGCGTATCAATTTCTTCGTTGCAATATTTTGCAAGGTCAATTAAATCAACCCAGTTAATTTTGGCCTTGTCTACAAAATCGCCTGCCCCATAGCGATTATTTGTAAGCAAGTCATAGAAACAACAAATTGGGCAGGTAGTCCAATGTAAGTTGGTGGTAAGACTACCATCAAAAGGAATACTATTATTAAATCTAAGGCTGCCGTCTCTCCTGACAGTTGCATTTGATGGAATTTGTACTTTTAAGCCTTTGATGTCATACGCCCTCGCAGGCAAGGTGTTGTACTCTTCCGAATCAATACTTAAATGAACAAGAGCAGTATGAGGATAACTGACTTTTACTCTTTTGCCGACAATAATACTGTTCCAAATAATAGTATCTGCTCTGTTGTTAGCTAGCGATGTCGTTCCAGGTAAATCCTGAAAATCGGTGTACTTGATCTCAAAAGCGTCTTCTGCATTGTCAAATTCTACTTTTCTAACGCGAATCTTGTATGGAGCTTTGTTCCGTGAAAGATTAAATGGTTTAGTTTTAAATTGATACTGGGACGTAGAAACACCTTTGATAATATTTCTCTGCTCTTGCCCTTCAACCCTGAACCATTTGTCTTCAAAGGCACCGCCGTCTTCACTGAGCGCAATATCTAGATGAATCTGAGCAAAGAACAATTGACCCCGCGCCAACCCCTCCATAGCAGTGCAGTACAGCTTTGGAATTGTAAACACAAGCACAACAAAATCAGCCTCGCTGTCGTTTATTGCACGGGTTATTTGCCCCGTACCATAATCGCGTTTTACGACCTGATTCTCGGCGTTAAGCTCTTCAGAATAATTACTGCCAAGCTGCTCGTTAACATCAATAATTGTTGTCTGAACATCGCTCAACATAGAGCTTTCGTCAAAACGTTTTTGATTCTGAGTTCCTCTTCTTTCTGTAAATACAACCGTTTGGTCTACAAATTGTCTTCCCGTAATCAAAGTTTCATTCAACAAAACGCTTTTCTTGTGCTCAGCAAGCCCTTCAATTGGACCCTCACAAATTGCGTCAATTATTTTAAGGTTGGTCTTTGAATTGAGAGCCATAGTTTTTTAAATCAGGTTGTAGCCGTAGCCTTGAACTTTGAGCTTTGTTCTATCACTGGCCCCAACGTCAATAATTTCAACGTCAAGTTTAACTCGTCTCCCATCCTTAATTTTAGGAATTTCAAGCCTGTGGCCAAAGCTAAATTCTTGTGTTTCGTTGACCAATCCTTGTAATGTGCTGCGAGCAACCGCCACTTGAATATCCTCCCCACTTACAGAGACAGTCAATGTCATTTCGTAAGTAATGAAACCATCAATTTTTGTTGTGCCTGGCGCTCCAGCATTATCGTACAAGCCTCGGATAACTTCAAAAAGTACATCAACCTTTTTTCTTTTACTTCTACTTTTTTTGTAGTCAAGACCGTTTGCTGAGATGATTTCTCCAGGTTGCAATAATTCATCACTACTAAAATCGCCAAAAGTTTCTTCAACTCTTATTCTTTTATTTTCATTACTACTCTGTACGTCCCTTACACCTAGTTTGCTATCTAAGCCGCCCAATGACTCAAACCTTCTTGTAAGTCTTTCTCCGTTGATCGTTACAGTGTGCAACCCTGGTGTTTGCGTGGCCATTAACAACGGGTCAGACGTATCAGAAACTTCTAAATTAGCTGCCAATAAATGACTCCCAGTGATTACTCGGCCATAGACGACAGGCAATGTTGCACCTGTTCCGGTTGTGTTTGCGGGCCCGGTAAACGCATAAGACTGAATACCTGAAGCACCTCTGGTAATCCCACTTGGCCCTTCGCCTCTTACGCGAGTGCCCTCACCTTTAATTCTTCCCCTGCCAGAATTGGGAAGCTGCGGTTGTGGCGAAATAAGATTTGCCGTCCCAGAAAGAATCATACTTGCGCCGACTGCACTTAATGCCGTACCAAGTGCCGTGCCAAAGACCCCACCAGCAACACCAACAGCACCAACAAACGGAACTGCAGCAGTAGAACCCGCTGCTAAAAGACCGCTACCAAGTGCAGATGTTCCAAATATTCCAGCACCCGGCAGCAAGAACGAAGCCGCAACCAAGCCAACGCCAAGCAAAATTTGTCCTGTACCTTGGCCACCAGAACCTGAAATGACAGGCACTACCAGCAATGGCTTGCTGCCAAACGGTAATTGCAACTCGTCATACCCCATTGCCGCACCACCCTGAATCACCTTGTATCCAACGCCGTTTTGGTGCGCTTGAACTAATTCATTCTTTAACGTTGGATAGTTGATGCAGAGAAGCTTGATTGCATCAGCAGGCGTTTGAAGGTTGTAATACTCGTGCTGCTGGCCATACTTCTCGCCTAGCTCACCCGCCAACAGAACTAGCTGCATGGCGAAAAACTGCCGCAACGCTTTGCCTATAGTAACGCCCTAAAGGCTCTAAAGCACTGATGCTATTCATTCGCTGGTGCAAAATTTTATCGTCTCCCACATAAATCGCTGCGTGCATTGGATTTCTAGTGCCAAGTCGCATGATCAAAACATCATGCTCACGCCGCTCATCAAAAGGCACCGGCTCAAAACCAATGGCCCGTGCATACTTTAAAAAAATGCTGTGGGTACGCTCCAGCGATTCAGGGCGCGGGAAATCTGGTAGATCAATTCCAAGCAGCCCGTAATATTCGCGAAGCAACGAGTAGCAATCAGTCTTGCCGTAATCCCATTGACGGCCTAGCAAGGCTCGATAGTTAACCATTGATCATCTGGCACAGAGTAAACGTACCAAGGAATCTTGGTTTGGGTGCAGGCTTTTCGATCTTGCTCGCTTACAGGTGTGCCTGCTGGATGTGAATGCACTACGGCTTCAATCGTTCCAGCAAACATTGCACGGGCATAGTCAGCAGGATTGATTGCAAAATCTGTACTGGGGTCTAGCGCAATGTTTCGACAAGGGAAATAACGTCCATTGACAACTAAACCACAAGCTTCGTTTGGGTAAGCAGTCTTAGCGTGCTTCACCGCGTTAAGCCTGAAGTCTTGCCCCATAGAACCCACCGAAAGGAAGAGTGTCTGCCCTGCCAAATCTTGCCTGACAACTAGACACGCGTTTGCCACAAATATCGTTAGTAACAACACCGTTTACTATCACCTTTTCTGAATCTGGAAGAACCGAATCGTTAACAGTGAAGCAAGATCTTCCTTTGTACCCACATTCAGCGCCTCGGTACTTCCACGGGCAAAATTCTTCGATTGTTCGCCGGGGTAGCCCAACATTAACAAGGTCAATCTTTGGTGCTAGCTCAAACTCAACAAATTGCGGGCTTTCAGCTGACACACGATCGATGTACCAAGTTTCGACCATCTTTGCATTAGGGTCGGAAGTATCGTTAAAAGTTTGCGCGATCAAAGGATCATTGTTTTCTGTCACCAAAAAATCTTCAATATCTTCTTCTGGAGCAAACGGAACTTGCTGATTATAATTTACTGTATCAATAAATTTGGCAAATGTGCGAATCCTTTGGACCTTAGCCGCTAAAGGATTATACAAAAGTATTAACGCCGTAATAGCATTGTTGACGTTGGCTACTTTTAACCTAGGGCGAG